CAAGTCTTGATTCTTTTGGTAGTTGATATATTCTAGTGCGTTCCCCTCGCCCACGCATCCAGCGATGAGCATAAGCGCGTCATCCAGCGTGCCGCCATGCTGTTCGTTCACATCCATGAGACGCCCTGCCATGTCCCACGTACGCGGGCTAGGCCAAGGCTTGCCTAGCTCGCTTTCGTTCTTGGGTACCGCAAGCAACCCGTGAGGCTTGGTACGGATATAGCCTGCGATACGGACGTGCGACTGTGAACGCTGGACGGCCCACGCAACCCATTCGTTAACGTCCACGGTCCAGGGGATATGACAGAAACGGTTCGCCAGTGGCGCAGTTAGCTCACCGCCGCCAGCGCTGGTCGCGGGGGGGTTCATTGCCGCGATAATTCTGCAACTGTCAGGGAGCTTGGTATCGCCAACCCACCGCTCATTGATGATCCGTAGTACGCCTGCTTGACACGCGGGTGGCGCGGTAGAGATTTCATCAAAGAATAGCAAGGTGGGTTGATCGTTGTTGATAATGCGCTTGGCAAAGCCTGGCGGCGCGAGCGTTACGCCATCACTGGTCACGACTGGCAACCCACCAAGGTCAGTCACGTCGCGGATGCTTGCGATTACGGTTTCGCATCGCATTTGCAACGCGGGCGCTATCTCGCGCTCTATGCGGGCAGTCTTAGCCGTACCCGGTTCGCCAATGATAACGACTGGCACGTTGGCGCGAATGGCGGTCATGAGTGGCGTGATTGACTTAGACATTGGTTTCTCCTTTGGGTTTGCGCGGTTTGGGGTGTGCGTAGTTGCGGTAGTGTTTCTTTTCAATGGTAGACATTGTATCGCTTTCTATGTGTTCGCCATACCAAAGCTTACACGCGGCCGAACACTTCCCGCCAAGGCGAAAATATCCGTCTTTTGCATATGCGATATCACCTACCGCGAGTGCATCCGTCGCGCCAGTAATCACGATGCCCGCTAATTGATGGAGCGTAATTCTACGCTTGTTATATTCGCGGTGCCAGAGGTACATTCGGGTCATTGCGGACACCTCGGGCAACGATTACCTTTCATCGCACGAATTTTCAGCGTACAATTCCTCGTCATCATGATTTGATAGGGAAAGTACAACAAATGCTTGCGACGCAAATGCTTGCGACATCTGCTGGGCGTCCACCAGAAAGACTCATCAAATATCCGCCCATCTTGCGCTATTTTATAACCCGCTAATAGAAGCATAGTCCAGGTGTTCTCATCAACTAGCTTACGGGTGTAACGCCCCTTACTGAAGATGTAATAGTGCAGGTGGTTGTCAGGAGCACGCATTACGCTATCCTCGCCCGATACCGCCCATTCACCTTCCGCCAACCCGTACGCCCACGATTTTGCTCCTCGGCAATAATTGCCTGGATCATGTCATGGTCTAGGCGGGCTTGATCTTCGGCGCGCCAGATAGCTCGCTCATCTTCGGTTGTCTCGCGTCCGCCCCATGCGCGATGATGGGTAGAGGATTGTGCCATCATACGCTCGTCTGACTTGCTCGTCTCTGCGAGCTTGCGCCTAAACCAATCGGCCGTGTGAGTGTAGCGTTTCATTTGTTTAGCCCTTTATTGTTAGGGGTACCCAACCTTCTTTATAGACACCAGACCATATTACGTAGCGACCATCAGTAAGCTGCACGATAACAGGATGCTTCCATTTCTTCCAATTTCTCTCGCCTAAATAACCATCCCATTGACCAGGCACATACCGCATAACCCTACCCGATAGCATTGCGAGCGTAAACTCTTCCGCTGTTAACGTTGTCTTATGCCTTGCCATTGCGACGCCTGTCTAACAGCGTTTGAAAGCATTGCCTGCACATATCATGCTTTGGAATTATGCGTATGCGGTGGTCTGACCTACGCGCCAGACTCAGCGCGATAGCCTTGCGCCCGCATTCGCAATACTTGGGTTTATACATAGCAGTTTAATACGTAACGCGCCTCACACACTGCGCCCATACCATACCACCTTGTATCTCTTGGCGCTTGCACTCGGCGCGGTCGGTGTACTCGCGTGCGGATACCTCGTAGCATCCAGGACCACAGCTTGCGAGAATAAGGAGTATCCAGCTAATCATTACTTCACCTTGCCGCCATTCGGGCCGCACTCGCCGTCAATGTAAGCACGCCACCTATCAGGCAGGAAGTTAGCGTTCTGTGACTTACAGAACGCCATGAGTACGCGAAGGTGAGCATCTGAAAAAGCTACTCCGCTAAGGCGAATAGCGTCCGCTAGGGCGATAAAGTGCTTCTTGCTCATTGTCTGTTACCCCCCACCCAACCAATAATGCACGCGCTATGCCAACTATGCCATGCGCGTAAACCCTTATATTATAAGGCTTTGTCATATTTGACATAGGCAATATGCCCTAGTGTGGTAAGAAACTTACCAGGGCAGGATTGTTACGCCAATGTAAATAATTTACAAAATACCCCTTCCGCGGGCTATATGCAATGAAGCATATAAAATGGGAGTCTACCCTGGTCAGGGTTATAAAGCGAGACGGCTAGGCGCGTCAGCATGGCCTAGCCTGTCGAGCGCCAGACGTTTGATGAGGCTCGGGACCCTCTCACTACGTTTCGGGTCCCTCGTTAGTATTTGAGTGTTTAGTTACGGGATTAGCTCAGCGGTAGAGCAAGCGACTGTTAATTGCTAGGTCCGTGGTTCGAGCCCACGATCCCGTGCCAGTTAGTCAACGGCCCATCAGTATGATGTAGAAATGCACTGCTAGCCCGGTTAGTCCGCTGATGATGAGTATGGCCGCGATCAGGTTGACGATTGTCACTCTCATTTGTTTGCCTCCAAGGATTATAGTATACAATTCTAGTGCCAACGTTAACTCTAATGAAATCAATGAGTTACGCGCGTATGCTGCGCGAGTTTGCCATATTTGACAGTCAATGTTGACAAAACGTGTCAGATTTGACAAATAATTTACACTTTACCCGAGCGGTGGGGTATATGTAGTGTATGCAAGTATCGTGCCAACGCAACCATGATGGGACGGGTGTCGCATACCCCCAATTCCTACCAAAAAGGTAGACATTGCGACTGGCATGGGTCTTGTAGGGTATGCAACCAGCGTGCCAATGCCAACGTGACACTGGCATGACATATGCATGGGGTATTGGGCAGGCCGGGGGAGGAGTGGGGGCATTTGACGGGTAGTCGAGCGACATGGCGGGAAAACAAAAGGGGGCCTAAAGTGTTTGTACATAAGGACTTAGAGCCCGCGCAATGCCCCTTCTGCAAGATGAAAGATTGCCCGTGGCATTGCCCGCTTTGCCATGAGTAGCGAAGAGGTCATGCGCGCGGCGCTTATCGAGATTAAGGTTCTCGGTAAGACGGCTAAGTCAGCGGCTTTATGGACGAATCTGGAACGCAAAGTATTTGAAATTGCAAATAAAGCCTTAAGAGACGTGGCGTGAGCGATCATATCGCGGAGACCCCCAACCTCGCCCGCACTTATTGCCCGGATTGCGAGCCGGAAGCTGACCCTAGCGTGGAGATATTGGAAACGCGCTATTGCAGCACCCATGGCACCACCATCGGGGGCAGCGAGGACGAGCACGTTAATAGCTCAACCTACATGTCAGGGTCAAGCGAGGCGGGCGGGCTAGATAACAAAATCTGGTGTGATTTGGTCCATAGAGGAATCATTGGCAAAATCGAAGGGTAGCCTCAAATACCCCAAAGTGCGTGCGGGCCAACGTGTGCCTATCCGGTGGAAGAAAGAGTCACTGAACATGGCGTGTTGCGATTGTGACCTTGTACACACGATTGTATTTACGGTCAAGGGTGACGTAATCACACTCCGCGCCTGGCGGGACGAGCCTGAAACTAAGAGATTGCGAAAGAAGCACGGGTTTAAGTAGTAAGGAAGTATAAAAGCCCTAACAGTGGCTAAAGGGCGATAAAGCCACAGGAGCCTATGATGGCTCAATTCACTGATTTCGTTCATAGCGCTAGTAATGACGACCAGGTGTTGCGTTCACTGATGGATTTAGAGCGCACACTAACCCAGGCATGGAAAGCGAATCCCGTGCCTGAAAGTGTCCTTGGTGAGTGTGCGGCACTCGCAGCCGCAACCCGGTGGTTTTACCAGGAGAGTAGGCGATAAGCATTTTCAGTCGCAAACCGAAGACGGTTGCCGAGCAAACCTACACTTCGACCTTTAAAGCGGTTGGTGGAGCCCTTAAAGACTCTGACCAGCTTCCTGCATTGGAAGTGGTAGAGCCAACTAAGCCGGTTAGGCTAAAAGACCAGGCTCTACTCGCTAAGTGGCAGGACGCATCATTCCGTCTGCAAGACAAGCTGATGGCCGCTATGGACAATAACCGTCCAGCGGACGTGAAAGCTTATGCTATCGCGGCGGGCGTGGCTACCGACAAGCTGTTGGTGCTGGCCGGGCGTCCCACATCCATCGTCGCCGGTCTGCACGAAGTTAGGCATACCCTACCCCAGCTTGTCGCCACGCTCAATCAGGTCGCAACCATTATCAATCAGGAGGTTCCGCATGAAGGTTGATCCAAAGAAGCTAATTCCGTCGCTCGTGAGCATTATTCCGCTGCTGATGGCTCCATTTAGCGAGCAGTTGACCACGCTCATCCAGAGCAACCCATATGCGTATATGGCCGTTCAGACCGCGCTCACAATATTGGCTAACCTGACGAACGGTATCGCCGTTAAGAAGTAATGCCTCATCCCGTAGGCGAACGCGATGCCGGATGGTTTCATATGTATTGCGCCGTCGTCGGGATTCTACACTTCATCGTTGGGCTCGGTAGCATTTACTACCATGCTGTTGCCGCGAGAAATCATTTTATTGACGCACGAAGGTTGGGTGACTAATGGCGTTCTTCGGCCCCCTGAAGCTTTCTGAAGCACAGTCGTCGCAGCCAGACTATATCAACCAGATTGGTTCTGCCCTTGCTGCGCGCTTCCCCGGTGCAAGCGGATTTACCGCATATCCTGGTGCGGGAGGCAAAGGTACGGGGGCATTGGGGTTTACGTATAATACCCCGCCCAATAGCGGCGTGCTTGAGGGTGTCAAAGCCACTACCCCAGAGTCATTGACTGCACTCCTTGGCGGTGTTGGCGCACCTGCAAGCGTTGAAGAGCTAATCAGCCGCGTGCCTGCTGTGAACCTTCCGCCTATTGAAACCGATATTCTCTCGGGTATCGCAGGGCAGGGTGCGCAATCTCCATTCGCCCAACAGCAGTCTGCAAACGCTGCGACCAACCAACGCATTGCGGGCCTTGAAGGCGACCTCGCAGCCGCCCGTGCGATGCCGGTTGACCCTTACCAGCGCTCGTTGCAACTTGCAGGCGTTGCACCCGCAAACCAGTTGACTCCCTCACAGCCTGACACCAGTGGCGGAGGTAGCGGCGGCGATTCAGTCATCTGTACCCATCTGCACGCGCGCGGCTATATGAGCGACGAAATGTACGCTGCCGACGAGCGCTTTGGCAAAACCTTAGACCACGCCACTTACAGGGGATACCGCACATGGGCAGATTCAGTCGTACGCCTGATGGAGAAGTATCCTTCACTCACGCCAATCGTAGCCTCGATTGCTCAGCCGTGGACGGTGCATATGGCATACCGACAGGGTGTGGGGGACCGGGACTCATGGATTGGGAAGACAATGATGGTGGTTGGCTCGACAGTGTGTAGGTTCATTGGACGCCGTGTATCGCATCGCGAGCCCCTGCCCACGGTGTAGCACCGGCTACATCAAGTGGGAGGCTGCGCGCATCGTTTGCATCATTTGCGGCTTCCAGTACGAACGTATCGTTGCCCGTCGCCATGAGCGCATCCAAGCCGCAATGGACGCGCAGTTGCGTTGCAAAAGCGTAGAGTCGTTGTACCTAACAAAAGATTATGAACCTGTACGACCTCACAGATATGACGCGCGACGAAATTCTGGAGAAAGCACAAACTGATCCAGAGTGGTTTCGTCAAGCTATCGCTGCTGTCAATGAAGCCATTACCGTTGATCGCCAAAATACACAACTGGCGTATTACACCACCGCAAACCCAGAATCAATCAAGGTTCACAAGTCACGCGCACGGGAAGTCGCAATCGTAGGCGGCAACCGCTCAAGCAAAACTGACACAATGCTCGCAGAGTTATCAATCCAGATGACGGGGCATATCCCGCTCAGTTTGCAAGGCGTGTATCCGCGAGAGAAGATTCGCGCGCCCATTCGCGCCCGTATCGTATGCAACTCGCTGACAGATACGCTTGAGCCTGTCATCAAACCCAAGCTGCGTTACGACCAATGGAACGGCATGGGCGAACCCAACCAAGGGCGCGGGCACTGGGGCTGGATTCCCCAGCATTGCTTGCAGGGCGGCACGTGGGAAAGCGCATACAGTGAGAAATACCGTACCCTTCGTGCAGCCGTAGATAGCCACTGGGTAGGCCAAGATGGCAGCGTCAACTCAATGCGAGGTTGGTCCTCATGCCAATTTCTCAGCTATGACCAAGACCTCACCGCGTTTGCGGGTTCGTCAATGCACTTCGTCGGTCACGATGAGTTACCCCCAAATGACATCTATCGGGAAAATCGTATCCGCACTCTTGACGTACGCGGTCAGATTTATACAGCGTTCACGCCGCCAGACGAAATAGGCGCGTCAACCAAGGATGTTAGCTGGTTCTTTGATGAGGTATACGAGCGCGGGTTGGATGGGCCTACGCGCGACCCAAGCATTGAAACCATCGTCCTTCACACTGAACGCAATAAGTTCCTGTTGCCAGAAGATGTCCGCGATATCGCAAGCAAGCTTACAGACGCCCAAAAGGAAGTGCGATTGTATGGGCGGTTTATTCACCTCAGCGGCGTTGTCTATTCGCTCTTTTGCGAGCGCCCTAACCTGTGGTGCTATAAATGTGAAAAGAAAATCCTTGCCACGGCGACCAACTGCCCCTTCTGTGGCGGCAATGATGTTGGCGATTTTAGCCACATCATTGAACCATTCATTGTGCCGTCCTCGTGGCCGGTTATCTTTGCCATTGACCCCCATCCTCGTAAGCCTGACATGATGGGCTGGTTTGCGATTGCGCCGAGCGATACCATCTTGCAGATTGGCGAATTGGAAATGGAAGGCACTGCCGACGACATCAAGCGTGCGGTTGACCAGTGGGAAGACGCCCACCGCATTCGCCCCGTCAAGCGGTTGATGGACCCCAACATCGCCACTGAAACAAACGACAAGATGCGCCGGGGTTGGACCCTACGCACTGAGTATGACGAAGCGGGGTTGCGGTGCGATCTTGCGATTGATGAGGTTAATGCGGGTATTAGCGAAGTGCAAGGCTTGCTTAAGCCAGACCCATATTTGCGTGCGCCGCGTCTGCAAATCTTCAACACGTGCAAGCGAACGATCCACGCATTTACGCGATGGTCATGGGACGAATACTCGCGCACGAGCGACCGTGAATTGAAGGAACGCCCGCGCGATAGATTTAAGGACCCAATGGATGTTGTCCGTTACATGGCGATGGATCATCCGACTTACAGCCGCTATTCTATGGCTCCTGTTCGCACAGTGACGCGCGGTGCACGAGGCTATTATGGCCGATGAGAAGTGGGCTGATATCCACGGCAAGCGCCACGAGTATAAAACCTCTGGCAAGCGTATTGATACCCCGCGCGTAAACAAGCCAACGTGTGAAGAGCATTGCTCTGGCAAGCATAAGCCCGAGGGCATCATGCAGTGCAATAAGTGCCAGACCGTAGGATATGTTGTCATCGCACATGAATGGAACACGAGCGACGGCCATTACTTCTATTCACTGGACCCGCGCAATGGCGCACCGCTGCCAGCAATGGATGATTGCCCATGCGGCGGGCGATTCACCCGCGTTCTATGATGCGCTGCGATGGTTGCGACCGCCATATCAATTCTGAAGACATTACATTTCATCATCTCTTTGGTCACGTTATGCGCTACTGCGCAGAGTGCACTGACATCTGGATCAACTTCAAAGCCGCGTGCGAAGCGCAGGCGCAAAAGCTAAACGCTCAATTGGACATGTGGGAGAAAGACATGCGGGATCAGTTGCCCCTCCGCCTGACGCCGCTTGACCTCCCGCGTCTGATGGTTGAGCGCGACGGCAAAGGAATCGTTCTTGGCTGATTACACTGAAGACGCGCCCGTCCAGCTTGATCTATCGGGCGTTGAGCCTGATGTAAAGCCTGCGGGCGTCAAGCGCCGTCGCCCTGCACTCATTCCCCCGGATGAGGTTGAGCAGGTTGTCATTGATTCGCTTCAGACCATCGCGGACGCGCAAGACGAGCGTATCGAGTGGATCAACATGCGCGAGCAGCGCTACGCCAAGCTGCGAGGGTGGCTTGAATCGCGCACGTGGCCATGGGCAGAGGCTAGCAACCAGCATATTCCGATCATGCTTGCCAACAAGCTACGGATGGATGCGGGGTTATACAATGCAGTGCTGGGGATGCGCCCGCTCATGAAGTCTGTCCCCACGCGCGTAGATCACCGCGCAGTCGCAGAGCGCATTGACCATCTTCTCGACCACCAGATGTTTGTAGACAACGCTGGCGAGAAAGAGATTGAGAAGTACATTGACCAGTACACGGGCGATGGCACGGTGTTTAGCTATCAACCGTGGGTCAAAGAGCGCGGCACCGTCTGCGACACCCGCACGATCCCTGCTGAAGATGTCACGCCCGCGTTGCTTGACGCGCTCGTGCAAGAGCAAATCGGTCAGTTTGAAGAACTCGTAGAGCACGGCGACAAGTGGACTGGGACGTATCGAGACAACGATGGTATCAAACGTAGCGTCACCATCACTGCCTACGACAGCTTTGATGACGGCATGATGGACATTACATTCGAGTGGGACGCGCCATTCTTTGACGGCCCCACGATGATCGTGCTTGACCTTGAGAATGTCGTCGCCCCGATGCGCAGCGAAAACCTGCAACCTGTTACGTTGCAAAACCCCAACGGTGCGCCGTGGGTTGCAACTCTGCACCGCATTGACTACGACGCAATCAAGCGCAGCAAAGCGCATGGCATATTCGATCTTCTCACCGATGAAGAGATTGAAGAGATGCTCCCCCATGCGCAAGACCGTGCTGAGGGCGACCGCACCAACGATGAAGAGAAGCTTCGTACGCAACGCGATGAGTTAACGGGTCTCGCTCCGGGCCAGTATGACGAAGGCCGCAGGTGGTTTACGCTCGTTAAATATTATTGCCGACGCGATGTCAACGGTGACGGCCTTGATGAAGACATCATCATGTGGATTCTCAAGGAGCCAAAGAAGCTGGCGCGCGTAAAGTATTTGACTGAGCTATACCCTGGATTACCGCCGCGTCGTCCGTTGAGCGAAGCCCGTATGATTCCCGTTCCTGGCCAGCTATACGGCATCGGCCTTCCCGAGTTGATGGAAGGCTTGCACGAGATGATCCATGAACTCGTCAACCAGAATATTGATAGCGGCTGGCTGAGCAACATCCCGTTCTTCGGTTATCGCGCATCCAGCGGGTTCAAACCAGACGTTACAGAGTTAAGCCCTGGCTTGGGTATCCCGCTGGACAACCCGCAAACCGATTTGATCTTTCCGACGATGCCAACAAAGGATCAAACGTGGTCATTCAATATGATCGGGTTGGGTATGCAGTTTCTAGAGAGGCTTGTCCAGATATCTCCAATCCAGTTTGGACAAGTACCTCAGGGGAAAGCCTCTGCGCTGCGAACTACGGGAACAACGATGGCCTTGCTCCAGCAGGGTTCCGCAATGCCCGAGCAAATCCTGCGTCGCCTTTTCAGAGGCTTGCAAGAAGTCTTCGGGCAATTCCATCAGATGAACACACGCTTCCTGAGCAAGAAGAAGAGATTTCTCGTGACCGGACGCCCACTTGATTCGCAGGAAGCATACGGGTTGATCGAAGATCGGCGCGATATCTCAATTCCCATCTCGTTCAGCTTTGAAGCCACGTTGCTTAATACGAACAAAGGCTTGGTCGCAGAGTCGTTAGCCGCGATTGGAAGCGCGATGTTTAGCCCCCTGGCTATTCAGTTTGGTCTCGTAGACCAAGAGAAAATGTACAACTGGGCGCAAGACTACATCAAATCCGCTCAGCTTGACCCATCGCGCTATATCAAGCGTCCGCCCGGCGTCAGCGACAAGCCAAAGATCACCGCTGAGGAAGCCATTCTCACTATCCTTGAAGGTGGCTTGCCGGTGGATTGCACGCCGCTTGAGCCGCCCGATGAGCATTTGCGGAAGCTCATGGAGTATGCACAATCCGACCAGTTTGGGTTCATGACTGGCGGCAAAGAATTGCTATTTAAGCAATATCTGATGTACGTCCAGCAGCTTGTTCAGCAGATGCTTCAGCAACAGCAGATTATGCAAGCCGCCCAGCAATTCAGTCAGATGATGGGCCAAGGCGGCGGCAAGGGTCCGGGTGCACCGACGCAGAATGCGCCTGACACCAGCATGCAAACCGAGATGGGTACAAGTAGCGAGTTAGCGGGGGCTGAGAAGTGAGCCTAGCCACACGCACCTTTACGCAATATGCGGAGCGGTCTCGCGCCCCCCACGCGGACACTCGCTACGCCCGTGCGGTGATTGAAGTCGGGCGCAAGATTCAAATGGTCGTTGACCATCCCGGCTGGCAAGAATACGTCAACCATCTGGAAGCTATGCGCGACGCCGCGCAACGAAAGCGAGATTCGGTTGTGAGCGAAATTGTCAACACCGACAAGCTTGGTGAAGAGCTAGCGAAACTCAAGCTTCAGCTTACGTCTCTTGAGGGCGAATTGAAGGGCCTGAGCGCCGCGATTGACCTTGTTCCAGAGTTGATTAAGCGTGCCGCTGATGCGGTCAAGGTTATGGATTCTGCTAATAGTCCACGCGAGTAAATTAGAACATTATCAATACGGGCGTAACCGCTAGGCCGCCGCTAGCAGACTCACTGGAAAGACAGTGCAATCTACAGTGCCGCCGACTATACGGGCGCAGAGGGTATGATGCCAGAGAATGAAGACATTCAGCCAACAAACGAGCCTGTTGAAACGCCTGAGCCAGAGGTTGTTGAAACCCCTGAACCAGTCGTTGAAGAGACTCATCCACTAGAGCCGGGAGGAAAGCGTTTCGCTGAAGTTTATGGCGAGATGAAGGATGCACGGCGCGAGGCGCAAGAGTTACGTGAACGCCTCGCACGGGTTGAGGGCCAGATTCAATCCCGCCCTGAGCCTGCTAAGGAACCCACATTCTACACCCACCAACAGCTTCAAATGGCTGTTGACCAAGGCAAGATCACTCCAGGCCAAATGTCTGACCAACTCGCCTGGCAGCGTGCTCAGGAGATGCGCCGTGATATTGAGCGCACGCAAGTTGAGAATGAACGCAAGCGCACGGCTGTAAGTGAAATCAATCAATACATTGAGAAAATCCCCTCGCTGATGACCAGCGGCTCGCCAGAGTTTAACCGTGTTGCCCGTGCCGCACGTGAGATTGCTGAGGAGACCGGGAAGTCGATGGATGACCCGGTTGTGCAGCGTCGCGCGCTTCGTGAAGCATTCGGTACTATTGACAAGGTGACAGCGATCAAGCGGGCTACTGACATGCCGAGAGGGCAGAACAATATGGACACCACCCCCAGTGGCGGCGGTTCAATCGCTGCTGGCGGCAAGGTTGATCCTCTCCGCAACGTGCCACAGGTCTTCAAAGACCACTGGAAGCGGCTCGGTTATACGCAAGAGCGCATGATCGAAGAAGCTAAGTTCATCAAGCCGCGTCGATGATTATTGCCGTTCCCAAGAATCAAAAGCTGGGTCAAGGCTATAGCAAGACTGAGCGTCTGAAAGCGGATGAAGACGCCGGTCGCCCATGGACACGCCCAGCCGGGGGATGGATTAGCGATCTCGCAGAGCTTCAAAAGTTCATTATGCTCTGCCCATTTTGCATCAGTAAGTTTAATCCGCGCCGTGCAGGCTATGAAGTCTGGCGGCAGAACATTTACGGCGTCGGCAAATGCGACGGCTGTAAACAAATGTCCACCTACATCAAAGGCTTCATCAGCGAAGCATTGCACCAGACGGTCGGAGAGTGGGAGCGCCCACGCAAGGGCCGCTGGGTCAGGAGATAATATGAATTTTGCTTGGTCCTTTAGCGGGGGAGCCCCCGTTCTGAAGAAGTATCGTGTCGCCAGCGGTTCGACTGCCAATGCGGGCGGATATGTCACCGTGTCAGCGGCGGGCGGTTCGGGTCTTGTGCTTGGTTTGGTCACGACTGTCGCTGACCAGGTTGGTTCCACGTTGGATGCGGCGACTGGTTCTACCGCGCCGACCAGCGATACCGCTGCGGTGACGAGCGTCATTGTCAACCCCGATGCGGTCTACCGTGCGCTGATTGTGAAGGGCGCGACGGGCGGTCAGATTGACATTCTCACCGAGAGTGCTGGTGGGTCCAAGACCGCCAATACCATCACCACGGGTGAGACTGCGCCTAACTCGCCCAGCATGGACGAGGGTACGATTGTCTGCGTCTTCGGCGCGAACAAGGGCCAGACCCGTAAGATTACCTCGGTGTCTGCAACTGTTGCGACCATCACTGAGGGCTGGGTTAATAACAACGCCGCAAACGATATCTTCATCCTGCTTCCGTTCACCCCGGCTGACGTGGCGGGTAACAACGTTCAGCTTACCACCGACCTGACCGCCGCACGTGCGGATATCGCGGTGGGCACGGGTGCAGACTTCCGCCCAGTTGAGTTGTTTGTTGACCAGGGCAGCGTCACCCACGCGCGCAACGGCTCATATGTCTATTTCGTGATGGACGACCACATTTACGGTCGCACCACTTAAGCGTATCTCAGATACGCAATAGTTATAGGCCACCATTACGGCCTACGATGGTAATGGACTCCACCTTCAACATTGGAGTCTTAAACAATGGCTACTCCTTCCGTTAGTACGAATTTCGGTGATCTTCTAGACCCCCGGTTTCAGAAGATTTTCAACGACCGCTATAACCAGCTTCCCGACATGCTGGGCAAGTTCTTCACCATGGTCAGTGATTCGCCCACGAAGGCTGACTACCGCACGTCGCAGATGGGTACGCTCGGGGATGTCCCGGAGTTTACCGGCACGGTGACGTACGATGACAGCTTCCAGGGGTACGACGGCACCATCACCCCCAAGGAATATGCCAGTGGTTATCAGATTGAGCGCAAGCTCTACGATGACGACCAGTACGGCGTGATGGATGCTAAGCCCCGTACGCTTGCGACTGCGTATCAGCGCACTCGCCAGAAGCACGGCGCACAGCTATTCAACAACATCTTCAGCGTGGATAGCACCTGGAATAGCTTCACTGAGAACGTCGCCATTTGCTCGGATTCGCACACCACCACGTCTGGCGCAAGCACTGCCACTGGATTTGACAACCTCGTCACCACGTCACTGAGCGCGGTGTCGCTTGCGGCGGCGCGTATCCAGATGATTAACTTCCGTGGTGATCGTGCAGAGCGTATCAGTGTTGTGCCGAGCATGATCCTCATTCCACCCGATCTTTACGACCTTGCCTACGAGATTGTTGAGTCGGAGGGCAAGCCGAATACTGCGAACAACAACGTCAACGTCCACAAGGGCAAGTATGACGTGGTTGAGTGGATTTATCTCAATGACGTGAACAACTGGATGCTCATTGATCCCGTCATGATGAAGGATTCGCTCTACTGGTTCGACCGTGTGCAGAAGGAGTTTGCCATGGTTGAGGACTTTGACACGCTCGTTGCCAAGTGGCGCATGTATGCCCGCTACGGCCACGGCCACAACGACTGGCGCTGGGTTCTCGGCGCACAGGTGAGCTAACACACATGGGAAAGGAACGCACCAGCACGCACTCCGCATCAGTCAAAGGCGGTTGGCCTAAGCACTTCAACTACGCACGCAAAGAAAACGTGCGCAACGATGGAGTGCGCAAAATGGACAACGCGGCTGGTGCGGTCCTGACCGCATCGAAGCGTAAAGCCACGCGGAAAGCGAAAGGCTACTGATGGCTAATCGTTTCTTCAACAAGCAAGTTTCACCCCGGCGCAGCGCCTATGGTTGGGAGACGAAAGCCAATAACGTCTATCCCGGCTCTGGCAAGAATGCTGCGGGTGACTATAATTGCCCCGGTTCTCCCAAGGACAAGCGCGGCCCCAAAGGCGCACGCAATAGCGCTGACAAATCCGGACGCGCGGGCAAAACGTTCGCAGACAATTTCAAGAGGAGCTAATACATGAGTTTTCTCACCCAATACGGTTCGTTGTGGGGAGCGATCCCGCAGACGAGCGGGCGTGTGTTCTGGGTGTCGCCCAGTGCTACCTACACCGTGGAAGGGCGCTCGTACAGTGCCAGCGATGGCAATGATGGGCTGAGCCCTGAGCGTGCACTCCGCACGGTTGCCCAGGCCCACTCACTCTGCACGGCCAGCGTCAACGATGTTATCGTTCTACTCCCTGGCACGCACACCGTGACGGTTGCATCGCTCGCGCTAAGCAAGGCAGGCGTCACGATCATGGGCCTTCCTGGCGGCAGGGGCAATCCGTCGCGTCAGCGCACGTCGCTGACTACGTCGCTTGATGACCAGATTGCGAACGTCACCGCCGCCAATATTGAGATTGCGTATCTCAACCTCATTCCGGTGACGACCAAAGCCGCTATCGACTATACCTCTGCGGCAGACGGGCTCTATATCCACGATTGCTCGATTGATATGTTCACTGCCGCCGCCAGCACGTCTACGCTTGGTATCGCAGCCACGACTGCGGCGCAGTCTCCGTCCGACATTCTCTTTGAAAACATCTACGCGATCAGCGACGGTGCGCAGGGTGCCGCGATTTCACTGGGCGACCCGGACGGTGCGGTTGTCCAGAATTGCGTGTTCCAGGTTCGCACGGGCACGTGGGCGCACGCTGTCAGCGTTGTCGGCGTTACTTCGCAAGCATCAGTGATTCGCAACTGTCACTTCAGCGCCCAATTCGGCACCATGACCGTTGGTATTCTTGGGTCTGACATGGCGTCTACGGGCCAGGTTGGCGTGTTCGATTGCCGATTTGACGAGAACGTGACTACGCCCATCGAAGACTTCGACGCTGAAGGTTGCAACATCGCTCAGAACTTCCGTGCTTCAGCAGATGGTAGTGCTGAAGGCGGTCTCTTGTGGTCGTCTACGACGTAATGGAGTTATGCGCGAAGTAGATTCTGCCCATCCACCGGGACTCATCGGGGTCCCGTGTGGAGACCTCACTCGCTATACACGCACGCATCATGTTCTCAGCAACGTGTGTGTCCCCAAGGGCAGTGATCTACGTTACGGCGTTGGCGTCAATGTCGCCCACAACTGTAACAACCTTGTCAAAGAAATGCTTGAAGGCCCCTTTGAATGGCTCTGGATCATGGGCGACGATCATGGCTTTCAAGATTCGCTTCTATTGTCTTTGTTGGACCGGGACGTTGATATTGTCGTTCCCATTGTTTCGCGTCGCGGTCCACCCTTTCAAACTGTGCTGTATCAATACGCCGCACTCGACGGGTCAGCCTACATGACATTCTCGTGGGCCGATTTAAGCCGCAATCATCCGCAAGGTGGGTTGATTGCTGTAGACGCCGCAGGGTCAGGCGGGATGCTCATTCGTCGCCATGTGCTTGAGACGATGACCGCACCTTGGTTCTCGTGGTCAGAGAAGATCAGTGAAGACGTTAACTTTTGCTTGAAGGCGCGCATCGCAGGCTTTGCAATCAATGCGGACCTTGACCAACGCATGACCCACCTTACGCCATGTGAACTTGAGCCATATCGTAATGACAAGGGTGAGTGGAACGTGGCAGCGGTCATTGGCGGGCGGCGCGTCTCACTGACCAACACCCTGCACGACGGCAAAGACTTACGCGAAATCACCTACGGTTACAAACCTGGTATGGAAGGCCGCATGTGGGAAACATCTCCTACAGTGGAAGGGCTATGATCCACCTTACAGCGCAAATCCACGAAACTGCTGTCATCCCTGAAAACGTAGCCATCTGGCAATACGCAAACATCATGAACGGCGTTGTCCTTGGAGAAGGCGTCAGCATTGGGGGCTCAAGCGAGATTGGGAGATTCAGCTTCATCGGCGCATGGACCCGCATCGGATATGGATGCTTCCTACCCTCTCGTAGCCGTATTGGTAGCCGCGTGTTCATTGGCCCTCATGTCACATTTTGTGATGACAAATATCCCGTTGTGGGCAACCCACACTATGTCGGAAAGCCGCCGATTGTTGAAGACGGTGCTTCCATTGGAGCCGGGGCCGTAATACTGCCCGGTATTCGCATCGGCAAATACGCAATGGTCGGCGCGGGTGCCGTCGTCACCAAAGATGTCCCCGACGACACCACCGTCATTGGCAACCCTGCACAACCACTTTACCGTGCCGCCAACGTCAAGGGCGAGGAGAATATTTCGTGAGCAACACTGTTGAGAAACTGAAGTCTCTTTTGCATGACCAACCCTCTAACCCGCTCCGCCCGAATCAGGTTGAAGACTACAAAGAGGAGCGCAATCGCCTTCAGTCCATTGTCAAAGCCCCTGCATGGCAGGCTGGCGCAGACCGGGGCGCAGCAACCAAGCGTTTCCGCCAGATTGACAAGCTGATTGAAGACGGTGCGCCAAAGCGCCTGGATCGCCACCGCCAAGATCAGGTTGCGCAGTTGGCAAAGGAAGCCCAGCAAGAGATTCGTGACGCCATGCTGCCCCAGTCTCAGATGCGTCGTAACCCGCCTGGCAGCGTGGATGCGTACAGACGCGGTGAAGGTAGCAAGCGTATCAAAGATACGATCCTGACGTGGAAGCGTGCGATGCGAGCACTTGACCCGGATAACACCGAGCAAGACTACACCAATATTGAGAAGTTTCGCCCGACCGGCACGCCTGATAACGGCACGTCCACGTTCGCGGCTGATGCTCAAATCCCCGGTAAGTTTGCTCAGACACCGCTTGCAAAAGAGAATTGGCCCCTTGGCGAACCCACAGTTGACACCGCCATTGCTCAAGTACAGAAGCGCGAACGTAAAGAAATGAGTGCGGAAGCCAAACAGGCTGCACGCGATAGGCTCGCACAGGCCCGTGCAATCAAAGCTGCAAAGGCCCACACTAGCGTCACCCAAGATGTCCCGGCTGTGACGACAGAGGAGAACACTGATGGCATTTCCGTGGATATTCTACAGTAACTTTGAAGCTGGCACCAACGCTGAATGGACCTCTGAGACCGACACCGCCTCTCAGCTAGACATCGCGCATATCACTACGCTTGCTAGCGTAAGCGGGCGCGGTTCGCTCGCGCCATTTCGCGGTGCGTATTGTGCCCGTTGGCGACTCGGGGCAAACACTACCGATGCGTTTCTCACGTCCACCGGTATCGACATTGCGGACGCTGCCACGTCATACTTCCGTTGGTACATCTACTTTGGCCATGATTTCACGTTCACCGCAAACGATGTCGTTAGCCTGTTCAAGCTAACGCAGGCTGGTGGCGGCACGGTGGAATACACCGTTGGCATCAACTGTGTCGCCTCCACGGGGGATATGTTCCTGGGCGGCTCAGACGGCACCGCAGCCGCCGCATTTGGCACCAGCGCCATTAGTCGTGGTGTGTGGCACAGCATTGAAGTGTTGGCAACGGTGAGCACAAGCGACGCTGGCGTCATTACCACCTGGCTTGACGGCGTGCAGCAGACGACCGCTGACACGCTTGACCAAGCGGCAGGCGTTGGCGACGGCGTGTTGGGCGTCATGGACCGCCTGGCAACCACCACCGGCACCGTTCTGATGGATGACTTCATCCAAGACGATGCACGCATCTATCCCATCGTTGACCGCTTCCCGCGTCAGCTATTGCTCACGAAGAGTGCACATGCATTCATTGGCCCGGGTGAGATTGAAAACGTCAGCTTGCTTAGTGGCGCGGGCACTGACAACGTCTTGACCATTTACGATACCAACCGCGCCAATACCAATGCCGCGAACAAGATCGGGATTGAACTCAAGAACGTCACCAATAACGACATTGTTGACCCCGCAGGTGTGCCAGTCTTGGTGACGCGCGGTGCATATGTTGTTCTTGCGGGCACGAACCCACGCGCCATGATTAACATTAAGTGGGCACCGGGTTATGGAAGCGCTGGGGCTGCGCGCACAGTCGCCGCGCGCTTGCGCACCCGACCGCTTGAAGTGCTATGACCTCGTTCCATCGCGTTATTCCTTTTTATTGGGACGAAACCACAATCCCCAACCTCTCGCATTACAAACTCTATGCGGGGCGTGCAACTGGGACATATGACGCAACCGGCTCTCCAAAGAACATGGGCAGCGGCACCAGCGGAACGTTTACCACGGACGCGAACGGCGTGTGGTATTTCGCGATGACAACCGTAGACACTGAGGCTGAAGAGAGTGAGTTTTCGCAAGAATACGTCGCGGACATCCCGCGCCCATCAGGCTTAATCGGATGATTAACTATCCAGAGCTACCGCCCTTCGGTCAAACACGCCCCCGCTACAAAGAGGGTGACGTGATTACGCACCCAAGCGGCAATGTGTACAAACGAATCAATGGGAATTGGGTTCTTCAAAAGTAGCCTTATCGCGAGTGTCTTGCTATGCGCGAGCGCCGTATGGGCACAACCCAGCGGTGTCAATATTGGGACGAAACCGCAAACATACACGCTGACGGTATCCCGCGATGGCACGGGCCTTGGCAACGTCACGGGGACAGGTATCACATGTGGCGTCCTTAGCTTTGAAGACTGCACGCAGACCTTTAATCCGTTGACTACGGTAACGCTGACTGCTGTTGCAGCAATCAATACCGGCTCTACGTTTACCGGATGGGGCGGCGCGTGTTCTGGTTCAAGTGCAACGTGTGATGTGTTGATGACGCAAGCGCAATCCGTGACCGCAACCTTTACCTTCGCTGGTTGGGTATTGCTCTGGGATGACAATTCAAGTGATGAAGACAACTTTGAATTGGAGCGCCGCACGACTTGCACGGGCGGGACGTACGCCTTGCTGACATCACCGATTGCGAACGCTGAGACATACACTGATACTACTGCGGTCGCAGGCACGCAATACGAATACCGCATTCGTGCGGTCAATACCTTTGGAAACTCTGCGTACTCTACCGCGCTCTGTGTCCCCTGATGCCATATTACATTGCACCATATATCGGCACTGGAACGGATAACGACCCGTTTCGTCCGCGCGGCTCTGATCAATCCGGGTGGTCCGCGATTGATTTGCGCCCCAATGGTGGAGCCACGTTGGATGGAGGCGGATTAAATGCGTGTCTTCTGCACCTTCCAAGCCATGACCCTGACAGCGCACTGACGCTTATTGGCCACGCAAAACAAGAAGGCTTGGGCGCGCGTGCAACAGTCAATACGCGGCTCAATATGTCATTACGCGCGGGACAGTCAGTACAAGAAGCCGTCATTACCCTTTTAACAGAGCCCGCCGCTAACGGATGGAAGCCAATCCAGCCAACCATAGACGGCGCGTATGAAATTTGGCTTGGTGGGCTCTTTTGGTCCGCGAAAACGGTACGGGGCGGTGCGACATTCACGGATGATTACGAACGTGCAGATAGCGCCGACCTTGGCGCGGATTGGGATGTATCAGCGACGGACGTAGACCGCCACCTTGCTATATTCTCGGGAATTGTTTACGCGGATGCTTTCCCGCCATGTTACGAGCACGTCACGTCGATATCTCCAGGCGAATCGCAATATTCACTCGTTACGCTGGATGATATCAATACGGCGACATTAGGTACAACCGAAGGCGGCGCAACAATTCGTGTAACCGCAGGCGTGCTCCGTAACTTCTATCAATGCGCAGCCATGTTTGCGGGTGCAGGAACAACCACCCAACTCGGGAAGCGTATTGATGGGACGTTAACTGAACTCGCCAGTGAGAACGCAACATCGTGGGCGAATACCAACACCATGCGATTAAGCGGTTCCGGAACAAGTATTACCGTCCAGCGCAACGGCTCAGGCACACTCCTCAACGCGACAGACAGTGCGCATTCTGGCGGCAGCGTCGGCATCTACAGCTTTAACGGCGACGGATGGTGCGGTATTAGCGATTATGAAGGTGGCGATACCTTAAGCGATGCTCAACGCGCCACCGCCTGTACCTCGCTAGGTGCTATTGGCATGGTTGGCCGGATGTGGAAATGAAAGGCCGATGGGGCTACAAACCAACCACCCGTCGCTTATGGTCCGTACCCGGCATTGGCCAACGCGGCAATCGCACGATGGGAAATCCGTTCCTCACGCTTGGTTTGGAGTGGTGCGCGCGGTGCAAGCAAGAGATGGATTGCGACACTGAAGCCAGCCATCGTAACGGCATGTATGTCTTCAAACGCTGGTGCCGTAGATGCGGGCTCGTTGTCAAGAGCGGTGTGTATCGCGCGCAAATCGTGAGCGACACCAACCTTGTCCCTATGGCCCTTGAGTGGGTCAATAAACCAGAGAAGGATCGACGCTAATGGCGATCATGTCGCCCGGCACAATCGTTGTAGCCAGTAGCGACCTTGCACGGTATCCGGGGTTCACTGTCAGCCTCTTACACTTGCAACGCCCGCCCGGTACAGAATGGCGCTTCCAGGTCGGCTTGAATGTCGCCGCGTCGCTGAACCAAGGGATTCAAACCATGGTAGGCGAGTGGGTGTGGATCATGGGCGATGACCATATTTTGCCGCCCGACACGCTCATGCGTTTGCTCGCGCATAACAAAGACGTAATCGTCCCTGTATGCGTGCGCCGCAAGCCGCCATTCATTCCGGTGATCTTCAAGAAGCCTGAAGAGGGCACGCCTGAATGGCGCTTTCCGCCGTGGAAGTGGACGGAGCTACCCAAGGAAGGCGGCGTTCACAAGATATGGGTCGCCGGCAGTGCGGGCATGTTGATTCGCAGACGTGTGCTTGAAGACATGCCGTTTCCGTGGTTTGAAGTTGGCCAACAAGATTCTCAACAGTTGAACGAAGACTCATACTTTTGTACCAAGCTACAAAAGATGGGAGTTGACATACACGTAGACCTCGACACATGGATTGGCCATGTGACCCCGTGCGTGCTCTGGCCCGCGCGTACGAAGGATGGCTCGTGGACTGTCGAAGTCCGTTTTGACGGACAAATGAAAATGCAGCTACCTCCGGGGGCTGCCGAAAAGGGCTGGGACAATTATCCCGGATAAAGGAGACCACAATGGGGAAGTTTGCAATTAGTGTTGCCGCGTTTACTACGTCAACGTCGCTGACGACTGCGATGGGCATGGGTCCCAATGCGGCGGGTGAGGTTGGCGAGTGCGTTGAAGTTGTCATGACGGGATCGGGCACCACGACTGCCGCAGATACGCAACACCGCTGCAACGTGTCGATGCTCACGCTGGCGACGACCGGCGTGTCCACGACCGCGACGCCCGAGCCATTTCATCAGGGCGCACGCGCGAGTCAGTTTATTGCTGGGCATACGTATACCACTGAGCCTACGTCGTATTCTTCGCAGCCGAGCGTGCTCTTTGGCTTTAACCAGCGCGGAGGCATGCGTTGGGCGGTACCACAGGGTGAGGGGTTGCATATGGTCGGCGGGTTTGACGATGAGGGCGTTGGCGTTCGCACGATCAGTGCAGCGGCGGGCGCGGTTGACGGCCACGTGCATTGGTGGGAACAGGGTTAAACCTGTTTGAACGGCTAGTACGCATTTTAGTGAATGTCGCGTGGTGGCTCTCCGCACTACGCGACTACACTAATATATTTGGAAAACGATAGGAGGATTTGATGGCTCTGACTCCTGCACAGCTTACTACGCTCAAGGCCGATATTGCCGCCAATAGCGATCTTAACTCCCAGCCGAACAACTCGGATGGCAACCTGGCGATTGCCAATCTGTACAACCTCAACGCCAGCCCGAACTTTACGGTCTGGAAGACGAACGTCCCGATTGGATCAATCGGGGCCAGTTTCAACGCGGC